CATACATAATACTTGTTTTTCTGTTATCTCATCATTAACCAAATTGTTTATAATATATGGATATTTCGTTTTAATTAAATCAAAATATTTATTCGAGGTTTCATCTAATGCTGAATATTTATTAATATCAATATAGTAGTCATCTAATGTATAATTATAATATTGCTTTTTATCAACTTTATCCTTTAATCTTGCAAACCACATCATCATTTTTGTTGGATTTTTAAAGTTAAATTTAATTTTATTAATAGATGGTGTATTAGTTGTAAAAATAGAATATTGAACTTGTTCGATTATGTATTCATGTTTTGATTCAGCAAATTTCTTTCTTTCATTATAATCAAGTAATATATAATCTACTAAGAGTGACATTTTCATTTTACTTCCTTTCTTAATAGTTGTATATGGTAATTTAACTAATAAGTTATCAAGAGATTTAACTTTAAATTTTAAATTTAATTTACTATACAAGAGAGCAATTATTGGTACCGATAGTGAATGAATTTTCTTGTATCTATTAAAAAAGAATGGTAAATCAATATATAATGTATATTTTCCTAAAGATTGTTTCTTAATTATTAAACGTGAGTCTTGACCAATCATTTTTTTAAGACCACGATATTGTCCAGGTTCAACACATAATTCAAGGAGACAATTAATAAAATCATCTTCAAGACGTTCAATTACTTCTCCACCAATATAAAATTCATAATAATCAGCAAAAAATACACCAAGTTTTTCTATCCATGAAACAATTGCATTTGCTGGTCTCATATTAATTTGATCAACTAAATTATTAACAGTAATATAATTAGTAATATCATTATTAGTTTGATCTATTTTTGATAATACATTCTCATATAATCGTAGTTTTTCATCTTCTAAATTATCTTTTTGATTGTTTATATCAATAACACTATTTAATACTAATACATTTGGATCTCCACCTTGTTGATATGTGTATATATTGTATGTTGCTAATTGAATATCTGCTGTATTTGTGATAACAGGAACTACCGTATTACCAATATATGTATTACTTATACTAACCGCATTATATGCTATACTACCATTAATAGATGCGCTAAATACTAAATTAACAAATTGATTAAATGTATATAATCTATTATATGTGTTAACTTGTATTGAATCTGTTTTTTCAATTAAATGTGGTAATTTGTTGGAAAATATATTAGCATCACTAGTTATATTTGCGCCGTGATTCATTAATGTATATCTAACATAATTTGTATCAAATTGTAATGGATCACTAATAAATCCAAGGGAATCTTTTATAGAATATTCTAATTTATATTTCTCTAATGCTGATATATAGTTGGTGTATTGAATAACAGTATTTGATGACATCAATATGTTTCCATTTGATACATTAAAATTACTAGTTGTAAGTGTTAAATTATATTCAAAATTATGATCAACAATCAATGTTTTTAAATCATTTATAAAATCACTAAAGTACATATATCCTGAATATTTAGTGATATCAATATTACTTGTTACAATATATGTATTATCCAAGTATAAATTCTTATATTGAATAAATAAATTATCATATATATTTGAAAAATTATTATCATAAAAATGGTTTAATTTTATACTTAAATTTCCACTATTGACTTCATAATCATACAATTTTGGAAGATAATCAAAATCGAATTTATAATATTTTCCCGAATACCCTTGAATATTTAATGTGTTATCATTCAAATTAATATTTATATTTGAAATCACATTTCCATTATATGTAATATTGCTAATTGGTATTGTTTGAATATTTGTATTTGATGCAAAATCATAATATAAATGATTTGTTATAACATTTGAATTTTTTATTTCATTTGTAAAATATTGTATTATATTACCTTTTATTATCTTCATATCATTAAATCTAATTGTTAAATTTGCATATCCAGATGGGGTACTCGTATTAATGTACCATACATTAGAATATAGATTTGCACCATATGTTATAAGATTGCTTGAATATATTGCATCATAATCTAATGTAGTAACTAATAAATTACTGTAAGAAGTATTTGCTAAAACCCCTGTATTACCTAAAAATGTTATATTACGATTGTTGATATTTGCCAAGTATAATTGTTTTAAGAGAGTAACATTTGAGATTGTTGGTGAGTTTAAGTAATAAAATTGAGTGTATTTGTTATTGTAATTTGTTAAATCAATTAAATGTTGAAAATTTTTGTCATTTATTGCATTCTTAATTGAAAAAACAGTCATATAATTTTCAGAATAAAGATGGTTATTTTGTATTTCTGGAATCTTATAATCATTTGAAACATTAAATAAATCATAACGATTCGTATCAAATAAGCTATTTAAATACCATTCATTTAATATATCATATACTTTTGTAGTTTGAATAATATTATAAATATCTGAATATTTAACCATTGATATTGTTAATCCTTGCATGACTTGTTTACCACGTAATATTAAATAAAAATATTCAGATACGAGTGTTCTATAGATATTTGTATAAGTTGTAGTTGTAAAATATGTACTAATATCATTGTATTTTACTCTCATATTTCCATCTAATAAATATAAATCACATAATAAATAATATAAACTACATTGAAATAATTCATATGAATTAGTCGTATTATAAGCTCCTAAGTCTATATAATCATTATTATTTATATTAATAATCGGAATAGTCGTATTATGACTACTATTAGTTAAAAATGTAATATTTCCTCTATTTAATAATGAATATGGAGTTGTATTACCAGATGGCGGGTTTTCATTTTCTAATATCCAATATGTATATACAATATTATTTGCAAGAAATGATGTCATTGTATTTAAATTTGACGTTGAAAATGATGTAATGTTATCAAGTATTTTTAATGTATCAACATAATACATACTATTATTTATTATTCTATTTACATTATAGTCTAATTCATTAAAATTATTATCCAATTTTTTTAATGTTGTAATATTACTTGATATATATGTTGGAATTTCATTATTATATAATTTATTTACTTGCATTATTAAAAGTGGATTATAATTATTGATATCATAATTTTCTAATGCATAATATGGTTTTAAATATTTTAAATCAGAATCATTTGGTGTATGTACATTATTAAAGAAATATGATTGAATACGTTTTAATTGAAATTCATAAGTTTTATAATAATTATCATATACATATGTATCTAAAAATGGAACTGTATATGTGTCTACATTTGCAAGATTACTTTGTGTTGTAAATAAATATGTTAAACTTGATGTTTTATCATATATAAAATCACTGTATTGATAAACATTATATCCAAATAATTTTCTGTTATAAACACCAAATTGATCCATTGTTGAAAGTGTTGGAATATATTGGTTTGAAGTTAAATTTATACTTTTAATACTATTATTGATTGTATTTAATTCAATATCATCTTTTAAATTTAAAACATAACTATTATTTATATATTCATTATAATAATTTGTAAAAATAGATTGCTTATCAAGTAAATATGTTTTAATTAAAGTTATATTTGGAATAAAGATATTACCATATACTTTTTGAGTATTTACAATTGTATAAATATCTGAAAGAGGATATAATATAGAGGTTTGATCTGATACATCTTTTAATGATGACCCAATGTCAATAGTATTATTTATACTAACAACATAATTATAATAATTTTGAGTATCTGTATCAAATGTTGTTAATATATCATTATATACATATGTTGATCTATAATTATTTAATGCTATATACATATCATTTGAGCTATAATATTCTAATGTATAATCATTAATATTAAGTGTATCAAGATTTGAATAAGACGTTAATTTTAATTTATTTGTTAATACAGTAGATGTAACTGTCGTGTCATTTAATATCATATATCTAATAAATTGTAAATTATCTAAATAATCATTAAAATACATTATAAGATTCTTAACATCTTGAACATAAACATTAGCATTAGATATAAGATTCGTTTCATTTTGAGTTTGAGAACTATTTATCCTATGTGTTGAATAAAATATTAAATCAGATAAACATATATTTAAATTACTTGATGGTACTGATATATTACCTTCATATTTCAATATATTATCTTTAATTGTTGAATATCCAGAAACATTCGAATAGAAAGTACTATTTGATAAAGAGAGAGTAACATTTGGTATACCAAGAGTTGAATAATAATCTGATGAACCAACATAAAAATTTAATACATTTGTGATTACATTATCAATATCTGAATATTTAAAATCTATATAATTTTTTATTTTTAAATTAATGTTACCATATACGCTTAATGATAATAAATTCTCAATATATCCAAGATTTAAATATGAATAGTATAAATGAGGATTTATATTATATTGGTAATTTTTATTATTAAAATAACTTGGTTGAATATTAGAATCATGTAATTGAACTACTACATTACTTGCATCATATACAATTGAAGAAGCTAATACATTTCCAAGTCTTTGAATATTTGCATAAGTAAAATTATCACTTTTAATTGACCCAATATTTGATACATTATTTACATCTAATTGTGATCCATATATATAATAAATATATTCTTGTAATAATAATCCACGAGGTGTCGTAAAAAAAGGATATATATTAGAATTAAATATGTTTTGAATAAAACTAGTAAATGATAAACATTCTGGATAAGCATTCATAGGTATATTTAAAGTTCCTACCTGTGAAATTGAATTTGCAGAATAATATCCCTTAATCATAGCTGTATTGTAAAAACTAGATATTAAATTATCATATACATAACTATTTAATTTAATTGCATCTGTTAAATATTGAAAATCAGTTAGAAAACGTAAATATGTTCCTCCGGCAGGTGTAATATCATTTACTAAATAAACAATTCTTTTATTAATATTATTTAATAAATCATGATAGTTATCAGTTGTATATTTATATAATATATTATTGTCAATTATTGGTATAATATCAATAGATGATGTATATTGTTTAGATGTTAAATATTGTTTATAAGTTACATTGATATAATCATATAAATTTATTATATAATCTTCTAAAATATAATTACCATGAATGCTTAATCCCTCATTATATAATTGATTTCTACCAATAAATGCATTAACATTACTTGTATATGTAGTATCTGCATAATAAATATTTTTTATTTTTGAAGTTTTTATATTATCAATACTGCCTGTAGAAAATGTATAAGTATTTTTTAATAAAAATATATTACTAATATTACTACCAAAATCATTTAAATATAAATTCATACTAAAAATAGATTGACTTGAACGAACAAAGTTGTTTCCATTAACATAAAATGTAGCAATATTTGCTCCATTATTATCATATGCATAAACATTTGTAATAACATTAGATGTTATAAACAAATTTGCATCCATTTGAATTTGAACATATTGTCTTGTATTTTCTAAATAATTGATTTTTTTATTCATATTAATCATATAATTTGACTTTTGAATAACATTATTAATATTATTCCAATTAGATTGAAAAGCTGCACTATATGTATTAATTGAATTACTAATTGTTGATAAATAATAGTTATTTGTAATTGTTAAATTATTAAAATTTTGATTTAATATCTTCTGTAAATATTGACTCATTATATTATTACCAGTATTATCTTGTTCACTAAATGTAGATGATCCTATTCCCGATAAACTAAATCCACCAAAACCATCATTTGTTAATAATACTTGAAAATATAAATTTTTTGAATATGTATATACGTCTGTAAATTTAGATGGATTAAAAAAAATAGTTGATAAAATATTATATAAAATTGAATAATTATCAGATATATTCTGTAAAATATATGAATTAAAATTAGTTTTAAAGGTATTTTTTTGTGATGTTTCTACAATAATATTACCATTCAAATTAAAATTAATATTTGATGTACTCGAAATATAATTTGTATATAAATTAATAGAATCTAAGTTAATATTCGAAATATCTATTTTTTTAATATCATAATCATCACTATTTGTTGTATTTGTTTCCAAGATAATTGTATTATTAACTACATATAATAAATTTTTAGTAAAATTTATTCCAGCATACTTTATATCAGTTGATAATATATATATCTTATTTTCTGTAATATAATAATTTTTTATTTTAAAAATACAAAAAGGTAATACAATTGATGAGCTTGTGATATTATAATAAAAATAAATATATCTATCATTTAAATTTATATTATATAATATAGATGATCTAGATAAATCCATTATAATTTCATAATCACCATTTAATTTTTTAGTAATACTATTAATTGAATATAATTCACTGAAATCATTAAATGTAAATGATGGTGTGTCAGTAATAGGTGTTATTTTTATATTTATTAAATTAATATATGTAAATAAATTTGTATAATTAAATAATGGATATGACGTAATAATTTTTTCATCATATGAAGAATTTAATGTAGACGTTGTAATAAAATCAAACTTTAATATATTATATAATCCATATTTAACTCCATTATATATAGTCATATCATCAGTTGTGTCTGTTGTTAATACATATATTAAACGAGTATCAATAGATGTTAATGATGTATTTAACATAGTTGATGTAATAATAACTTGTTTAAGATCTGTTGTTTTATAATATGTTAAATCATATTCAGAAAATCCAATTAAGTCTTCGTCTCCACCATTTAATATATTATTAACACTTGTTTTATTATATAATGGAATCGGACGAACAAATCTTATAGAGTCAATATATTTTAATAATGAATCAATAACAGCAATTTCATTATTCTTAAATATATAATCCTTAATATTTTTAATAAATATATTTTTTATATTATCTGATGTTAATAATGTTGTAGTATCATTTTTTTCAAATAAATCAGATATAATATTAAATGTTGCCGATAATTTATTATTTCTGTTTGAATAAAGTAATATTTTATTATAAAATTCAGTGTAGTTCGTTTCTACAATAGGTACTGCTATATTTGGATATTCAAATGAAACATTTGCATTACTAAATATTAATGGATCGGGTTTAATTTCAAAATAATATGGTGATGTTGAATTTTCAATAAATTGATTTAAATCAATTTTTGGTATTACAACTTTATATGATTCTTGATTGAGAACAGAATCATATTGAAATAATTGATAATTTGTAGGTATATTTGTATAATTTAATTGATATTCTATGATATCCTTGAATGTATTCAAATTGTATAAGTTATAATTATATATACTTTGATTAATTGATTTATATGAAAATTGATTTTTTATGTTGTTGATTTCAACATTTGAACTATTATTATATGAAATATTGATTTGGGGTAATTCTATTTTTAATTGTACACCTCTTAATAGATCACCATTTTTTGGTATTTCTAATTGAACAAGTCCATCAAAGTCAACTTGTGATGTAACAGGTATTTCATAATTAAAAATAGAAAAACTCGAATGTTTCATATATACTTTCTTAAAATGATTCATTTCAGGTTTAGATGTAAGTATTTTATCTTCGGCGCCACTTGCCAATAATTGTATTATTCCAGAAGGCATATACTCTAATATATAATGATCTTTTAAATAAAAATTATTTTAAATAATTTTTATTTTCAACATAAATAAACTTTCTCTGTACTTTTGAAACCATTAAAATTTGTAGAGGATACAGTAGTATATGCTCCCATATTTTTAATTTCAAAATAATCACCAATTTCTAATTCAGGTAATTTTAATTCCTGAATTTTATCTCCAGAATCACATGTTCTCCCAAAAATTACTGAATCATACTCTTTTCCCGTTTTTCTTGATTGATTAACAATTTCAAATTTAGGATTTGCCATATCATATTTAATATTAGAAAATGAAGAATATACACTTTCATCAATTATATAAAATGTCTTATTATTTGTTTTTCTTTTCGCGATTATAGGAACATATAATGTATGCGTTTTAGTCATATAAAAACGACCAGGTTCAGATATAAAATTTATATCTTTGTATGGATGAAATCCATTCTTAAACATATCAACTGCTTCATTAATCTTTTTTGCTTGATCTAAAAACTTTTCATCACTATCTCCAGCAAATCCACCACCAATATCTATTATTTTATATTCATGATTTAAATAATTTGATTTTATCATTATATCAGATACCATTTTAACAGCATCATAATATTGATTTGAATTAAAACATCCACTCCCAACATGAAATGAAAATCCTGATATATTCATTTTGTATTCTTTTGCTCTTTTCAATATATCCATACTTTCCTCAAAACTCGCACCAAACTTCGAACTAAACGGCATTAATGAATCTTTGTCATTAACTTTCACTCTAACCATTATTTCTATCTTCTTATTTCTTAATTTATCTAATTCTTCCAATGAATCAACAACTGTTATAGGTATTTTTTCTTTAACAGCATAATCAATATCATTTATATTCTTATATGGATTTGCATAGATAATTTTTGTACTACTAATATTACTATTTAGAATTTGTTGTATTTCACCTCCACTGGCACAATCAAAATTTACATTATGTTCATTTAATATATTTATTAAATGTGGATCATCATTACATTTTACAGCATAATGTGGTTGTATCCTTGGAATTTTATTTTTCCATAAATTGATTTGTTCAACTAGAGGTTTTCTACAAATTGTGAAGAATGGTTTTTGAATGTTGACGAGTTCAGTGAGTTTTTTCAGTATGATAATAATAATGCTTGAAAATAAAAATGAAGAATTTAACAAATCAATTTTTTGTTTGATTTTTATTTGATTTTTATTTATATATTAAAAACAAGACTTGCCATTCCATTTTTAAAACTAAGAATATTATATCCTAATGCATATGTTTTTATCATAAATGCATCTGAATTAGTAGTTACACAATCTATAAATTTTTGATTAAATTTATATATAAAAGACTTGTATTTATATGAACTCAAATTAGCTGCGCCACTTGGTTGATATTCTTCTGGATTTAAACAAAATGAATATATATTAATACCATCAGAAGGTGTTTTAGTATGATAAGCATATGGTTGAACATAGTTTGTAAACTGTGAATCATAGTTTTGGAATCTTACATATTGTTCAAAACTATATGATGATGTTTGAATTGGATTCTTATCATTAAATGTTGTAACATTTGTATATAATTGATCTAGCATAACATATGAGTCTGTTTCTGTAACATAAAATTCAGAATAAATTGTTATAGATGTTAAGTCTAACGCTTTTACAACATAAGATCCATTATAAAACTGAGAATTAAAAATCTTAACTGTATCACCAATATTAAATACATGATTTCCAATTAATAATTGTACTTTTTGTTCTAATGTTGTTGTTGGAACGTTGTTTATACTCGAGATATTATATATAACACCTAAATCATATATATCATAAAATTTATTTGTTAAATTTTTATTACTTTGAACAACCCAAAACATTTCCTTAACAGAATTAACAAAGTATGATTCTATTGTTATTTGATTAGATGTTAACATAGGATAATTATAATTTTGAACTACTTCAATTAAATATTCCTGTGGTGATTGAGAAAACTTTGTTCTTTCATCAACATCTAAATATATATAATCAACTAATAAACTAATATCAGTTAATTGAATCATAGTTTCAAAATCTGTATCAACAGGCGCATCAGTATATATTAATTTTTCTACATTATTTAATTCAAGCTGAATTCTAACTTCATTATATCTTAAAAATATTAATGGTAATGCTCCAGATATATATTTATTAAACCAGAAATTTAGAGGAATATACATTGTATATCCTGTTTTTATATCATATGAATATTTTGTCAATTCATCAATATTTCCAATCATTTTATCATATACTGATTGTAATTCACGATTTAATGATAATTCATTCCAAATATTATACCAATCATTGTTGTGTTGATCTATTCGTTGTCCACCAATTTCAACAAATAAGTTTTTAATAATTTGATGACCTAATTTTTTAACCCAACTGAATTTATAATTTTCATAATTTCTATGTAAGTTTGAATAATCAGAAATATTTTTAAATAAATATTGATCCATCTGACCTGATAAATTTTTAAAAATTGTTAAATCCACATTTATTTTTGTAATTAATGCAGCCGAATTTGAAAAACTGTTGATCGAGTAATTTGTTATATTTTTAACAATATCAATATCTGTTATTCTACTGTTATTGAATGATGAACCATCATATAAATAATTACCATTTGAATCATAGAAATTTGCGACAAAAAAGTTATTTATTTGGATTTTTATATTAAAAAGAGCATTGTATTTTGATTTTAAATTTGAATATTCTGTAGATGTAAAATATACATTAACAATCTGTTGTATTTTACTAAAAAGTGTTGTTAAACTAATTGTTTGATTAATTGTTTTTAAATATGATGTCAGTTCACGATAACAACGATATAAAAAGTTCATTATAGTTTTAAAATTTATGTATTGTATTTGTAAATTACTTATGTTATTCTGATCACTTGAATTAAATGTTGATATAAAGTTTGGATTAGGAATATTAACGGATGGAATTATAACTTTTAAATACATTTTACTTACCAAATCGCCAACTCTATCTAATGTACACGATATTGTATTATTAAAATTTTTAGTTCCACTAAAGGTTTGTTCAATATTTTCAATCGCAAAATTTGTATATCTTCTGTATACAATTTTAAAAAATGTTATTTGAGGCATGCCAGTTAAAAATACATCGGCTGCCCCATAGGCTACAATTTGTATTAAACCTCCTGTCATTATAATATAATAATATAATATTATTATTATATATATTAAATCGAAGGGATGAACTCCCAGTTTAAATGATTACATATTTTTTTCCAAATTACATCCATATCCTTTATTTTCTGGTCTGATTTTAATAAATGGATAAATTGTAAGATATAATCTAACTCAATTAATTCACATAGTTTATAAATAATATATGAATAACTAATTAAATTTTTTCTTACATTCGGTTTGTAAATCTTAAATGGCTCTTGAACTTCTCTAAACATTTGACGCAATTTTTCCTCTTTATCTCTTGCTATTTGTGGTGGTTCTTTTCCGGTAGTTTTAAATATAATATATGGTATATCATCATAGTATTTATTTAATGATAATTTACGTAATATTTCACGCATATAATAAGGTGTTATATTTTTAGTATCATTTTTTAAATCATACTTATTAATTTCTTTTTTAATTTTATCACATATTTCTTCAGATAATTCAATAACTTCTTTCCCTTGAATTTTATTTAACCATTCATTAAAATGATTCATTGTTTTATAAGCAACATATGTTTTTGTATCATTACATTCTTCCTTGTAATTGGGTATATCACTCTCTACAAGAATCATTTCACTCGCTCCACATATTTTACATACCATTAATCCATTGTGTAAATCTAATATCATTTCGTCATTACATGCTTCACATTTTTTATAAACATTATCAAATTTATTTTTCTTTTTATTTGACTTAATAACTGTATCTTTGTCAACTTTCGATAAATATTGATTCAATAAATTAAATTTATCATTCGCATCATCTTCATAATCCATTAATATGTCAAACACTTCATGATAATAATCATATTCATCATATAACGATAATTGTTGAATTTGAGATTTAAGTTCTTGACTCTTTAGATTAATTAAATTTTTTTCAGAAACATTGGTAATAGTTATTAATTGTTCATCTAGTTTGGTGATCTCTTTTTGTATTTCTTCTATTTTTACTTTATTATTATTTAAATCACTTGTAATTTCTTCATGTCTGGTAGCAAGGTTTGATTTAACTGGTTGTTTTTTAATTGATTGCAATATTGAGTGATACTTTGAATTCTTATTTTTAAACATATATATATAAATAAAAGAGGCTCTATATAAAATAGTATAGTTTTTAATTCGAATTAATTCTTTTATTGAATATTTTTTTTCTATATAATTATTATATATATATTCAAATGGGTGGCGGTTTAATGCAATTAGTAGCTTACGGCGCACAAGATGTTTACCTCACAGGTAATCCCCAAATCACATTCTTCAAGGTTGTCTATCGCAGACACACCAACTTTGCCATGGAATCCATCGAACAAACATTCAACGGAACAGGAGCCTTCGGTAACAAAGTCCAATGCCCCGTTGTCCGCAACGGTGACTTAATCACAAAGATGTACCTCAGAACAACAGTTTCCGCAGGAAACTCAACAACATTAAGCGGAACATACGCCAACGTCAAATGGGCATGGGTCACATCTCTCGGACACGCACTCATCTCATCAGTCGAACTCGAAATCGGTGGAACCCGTATCGACAAACACTATGGTGAATGGTTAACCATCTGGAATGAACTCAGCAGAAAGATCGGACAAGACCGTGGTTACAACACCATGATCGGAAACGTACCCCAATTAACAGTCCTCGACTTCCAACACCCTGCATTCACCATGTGGGTCCCCCTCAAGTTCTTCTTCTGCAGATTCGATGGATTAGCTCTCCCCTTAATCGCTCTCCAATACCACGAAGTCCGTATCAACTTCGAATTCCTCCCCGTTGAACAACTCTTATCATTTGAAGCCGCAACAAGTGCAACAGGAAAAGGATTAGCCACAGCACTCGGACTCTCACTCACCGACTGCTCTCTCTATGTAGACTACATCTACCTCGATTCTGAAGAACGCAAACGCTTCGCCCAAGCCTCCCACGAATACCTCATCGAAGCCCTCCAATTCCCCGGATCAGAATCAATCACAGGTGTAAACTCTAAATTCAGATTAAACTTAAATCACCCCTGCAAATTCTTAATCTGGACTGCCAAGTTAGGACGTTACACCAATGGTAACACAGTCTTAGCTTACCACCCAACTGATGTATATGCCACACAACTCGCAGCAACAAAACGCTTCGTTCTCAAGTATGCAGCATACTTAGTACCTGGTACTGTTTCAACCAACGCATACGGACAAATTGCAGCATATGTCGGAGCAACTACTACAGCAACAGTATTCGCCAAGATCAACGCTGTTGCAATATCACAATCATCTGTAGCTGGTGGACAAGCCGACATTGATAACGTAACAATCCTCGGAGAACTTTTACCCCTCGACTTCATCTCCCAAACAGTTGCTTCATGGACTTCTGGAACTACAATTTCAATAAACTTTGCTTCAGGAAGCGTTTCATGGACTGTTACAGCCGGATCAGTCGCAACAGTCGGTGACGGTGC